CTTGTTTCGTAATCGTTTGTAGGTAAATTTCTTGTAAATACAACATCTACTTCTTCTATAGGTATTATTTCCATTTTTGAATTAGTTGATAAGAAGTTATTATATAGCTTAAATCTCTCTTTCAAGCCCTTTTCCATGTATCTTGACTTATTCTTTATATTTTGCTCAAACGCAAGTAATTTATACTTTAATGCTACTCCTGAGGAATTACCTGTAAAGTTTTCATCACTCATATTAGGTGTCATCGATATTTTATGTATGTCTCTTTCAATATTTTGTCTTAGTATATCAACTTGTTGTTCATTTAATTGTTTAATTAAATATTCAACTTTACTATCTTCTGGAATACTTGAGAGCATTCTAGTTTCTTTAAGCATTTCTGCTTGTTCTGGAGTGAAATCCATATTATATAAACATAAAATAGCATCTACTAATTGTTCTTTGTCGTTTATTCTATCAGATTGAAGAATATTATAAGCATCTATCAATGATATTACTTCTTCAAAGTCTCCTAAATATTCTGGGTTGTTTTTATATTCAATTAAAGGAACATCTCCAAAAACATGAGTTTTAGTTTTTTCAATTTTGTTTAAAACTTTATCTTTGCACTCATAAGTAGTTATTTCTTTATTATCACAATATATAACTTCATAATGATCAATAACCTTTCCTTTATAAATAGGTCTATATATTAGTCCAAATAGTTTATTATGCTCTACTGTATCATCATATACTACTATTGCATTGCGATTATCTATTTCACAACTCTTAGGCTCTGATTTTTCATTTGCATACACATATTCATGCTGTACTCCAAATATAGATAAATCTTTTGCTATCTCACTATCTAAATCACTAATAGTTTGTTTGTTGAACTCTTTTAGAATTGGTCCAATATTATATTCATCATTTACTTGATAATCGACTGGATTACCTAATAAATAACCTATATTAGTATCAGTGATATATTTAGCATGATTTACCATTACTTTATTATTAATTGATATATCTCCCTTTTTCCTTTCAACTATATCGTGCTTTCCTAAGTAATATCTTTCTAACTTGTCATATCTCTTTTTAAATTCTTCATTATATTTTATTACATCATTTAATATTTTTGCATTTATCTTGGTATCTTTTGGTAATGTATACATTTTATTCCTCCTTTATAATCCTATAGGTTTTGTGCAAACTTTAGGGCTTCTATTTGTTGTTATTATTCTTATTGAACTTGCTAAACTATCGGGGCAATCATCGTGTTCTGCTGTATCTGTATATTCTAATATGTCATTTATATAATTTTTATCTGTATCTTCTAAAAAAATTACATTATCCCAATTAGGCTTTAAATAGCTTATTATCTTAATATATTTATTCATAGCCTCATGATAATCATCTGCATAGTTTCCAATCTCAATTATTTTCTTCTTTAGATAACCTTTATCTCCATTATTTTCACAATATATCTTTCCTCCTAGATATTTCTTTTGAAGTAAGAATATTTCATTTAAGCAATCATCTACGTGCTTATCAAATCTTTTCCCAAATACATAAAACTTATCTTCTGCTTTCTTAATAATTGTAAATGCTGTATAATCACTACCACTATATCTAGCATCTATATGACATATTCCGTTATAGATTAATTTCTCATCATCTGTAAATTGAGGATTGGTAAATATTGCATCTTCATTTGCTATGTGTTTAAGTTCATAGTTAGCTGCAAATAAAGAAGAAGTCATCTTCGACCTCTTTTCTTTTATTAATTCCTTAGTCATTACTCCTGCTTTTTCTAAATCATAGCAATCATATACATGTAAGTTGTTCATCAGACTAAAACAATCTTCTTTATGCCAAGGAGTGCCACAATTTATTACTTTTCCACCTCTATTAAGTAAGTTAAATAATTCTTGGTATTTAATCTTTGTTTTTTCTCTATCGGCACGCGATATTCTATCAGTTAATGTAACTATATCATCTGTAATTATTAAATCAGCATGCTTACCAGTTAATGCACTGTTTAATGACTTACCACGAAGTTGCGCTGCATCATCTACATTAGTTTTTAAATTGGTCGTTATTTCGCATGAGTTGAAATTAATTATTTTTAACTCAACTCCCCATATCTTTAATACTAAATACTTAAATGTATCACTTTCTAGTATATTCTTAATAGTTCCTATAAAGTCTGATATATCGTCATCAGTCTTTCTTATAACAAGTATTCTTTTGTTAGGAAATATGATCATATAACAAGCAGTGAATATACTTAATAATGTAGACTTATAACTATTACGACTTGCTTGCAATGTTATTTCTTGTGTATCGCTAAAAAATAAATCAAACCACTCTTGATGGATATTAGTTATAAGATTAAATCCTATCATATGTGATATTTCTACTACTGAAGTTAAAATATACTCAATATATTTCATCTTATTCCTTTTTCTTTAATTTGATTTTCTATATTTGTTATTATTTCAGTATTTAACTTACCACTTACTTCAAGTCTTTCGAGATATTCTCCTTGCATTTTGTTTAGTTGTTCTCCAGCCTTTAATCTCGTATCCCACTTCATGGGTTTCTTTATTACAATACTATCTCCACTATCACTAATAATAGCTTCTTCTTCCATAACTCTACCCTCAAATATATCAGCAAGAAGTTTTTGCCTATTTTTAGCATCCAACATTCTATGTTCTTCTTCTTTTTCAGAATGTTCTTTTATATATTCTTGTAAGTAAGGTTTAGTCAAGTTTTCCATTCCTATTTGTTTTGCTGTTTTTTTACTATATCCAGCTTTAACTGCACTTTCAGTTGCATTACCAGAAGACATATAGTAATCACAGAATTTCTTTTGTTTTAGTGTTAATTTCATAATGCCTCCTTTCAATAAAAAAGACACTAAAAACTTATAGTATCTATATTACTTATTCTATTTTGAAATTCATCATCAAACTCTAATATAAACTCTGCTATATCATTTCTTGTCTTAGATGTATTTTCATCATTTAAATATTCCCATAATTTTGTGAATACTTCTTCATCTTTTCCGCATCCACAAGCAAAATCCATTTGACCTCTACACTGGTCTTCTTCATCAAATTCTAATAACTTGTGAAATACCTTACTTCTTAATTTATATAGTTCTTCTTCACTCATATTTATCACCACGTTTCTTACTACCTATTATAACAAATTCATTATATCCGTGATAGTAAAATTTATAATTAACACTTCCTATATTTTGAAAGTTAATTCCTTTTTTCCACTTTTTAGGATTACTATCAATTAAATGTGCTATTTCACCATATTCTCTTTTAGATAACTTTAATTCCTTTGATTTGTAATAATCATAATCTTTTGGACCTTTGCTAAATGATTTACCTTTATCATCTATATAAATATGTCTTCCTGTTTTAGTTGTTATCCATTGTCCCATTGTTTTTTTTCTTTTCTTGTTCTACGATAATTTCGTATGTTTTACCGAATAATGTGATATATGCCTTATTTTCTTTATTTAATTTTATTTTTATTTGATATAATATATATAGAAAGGAGTTTTTATGTCTAGATTTTTTAATAATAATTTAAATTTTATAAGGAAAAAGAAGAATATAACTCAACAAGAACTTGCTGATAAAACAAATATTGAACGTTCCACTATTTCAAGAATAGAAAATGGGGAGATAGATACTTCTATTGACAACGCTATTAAAATAGCGAGTGCCTTAGAAATACCTTTAGAAGAAATAATTGCTAAAGACTTACGCTTTGACAACATCTCCCCTGTTGAAATAGATAAAGATGTTATAAAAATACCAGTATTAGGGGTAATTCCTGCAGGTATTCCTATTGAAGCTATTGAAGATGTGTTAGATTATGAGGAAATACCAAAAGACTGGTGCAAAGACGGAAAAGAGTTTTTTGGTCTTCTTATCAAAGGAGATAGTATGTTTCCTAAATACATAGATAATGATGTAGTTATATTTGAGAAAACAAATGATTTTAATAATGGTGATGAATGTGCTGTTATGGTCAATGGAGATGATTGTACATTTAAAAAAGTTTTAAAGCATGATCACGGTATTACGTTACAACCTTTAAACTCTGCTTATGATATAAAAATGTATTCTAATGAAGATATAGAAAAATTGCCTATTAAGATTATAGGTGTCGCGAAAGAAATGAGAAGAAAGCTATAAAACTTCTAGTATTAATAAATGTTTAAAAATTAGTAAAGAAAGGAGAAATTATGGAAAAATTAGCATTATTTGAACAAAAAGAAATAAGGAAAAAATGGAAAGATAACGATTG